AGCTCCGATAATTCGCATAACCCTTTCGGTATCATAAATCTTAGGAATTAAATCAAGAATAATGCGACCACAGCAAGCAATAGAGCGAGTTAAATTGTCGTAATAGTGGAAGTTCACCATATCGACTTGTTGTTGCTGACCAGCCAATGCTTTGCCTGAAATATTTCCTTGTGGGAGCTGACTAGGATCATAGATGCCTACAACAGTCATTAAGTCAGCGCTCATTCCTTGTGTCGCTGTAACAATACCAGCAGGTGGAGGCTCAGGCTGTAAACGAGTAGGAGTTGGAGCAACCCTACCTTCTGTGTCTGTTTGCTTATAACGCAATACAGGCATAGCTTTAATGTTAGCTTGATTCCACTCTAGCTCATGTCCTTCGTCTTGACCTTCAGCAAGTAACCATTTGGCTTTAGGAGCTAAAGCTACAGATTCTGTCAAAGCTGTAGTCCAGTAGTTATACATACGCTGTGGATCTTTTGCCATTCTTACTAAGCCAAACTTTTTATGCTTGGCATCAATAATGCAAGATTGACCATAAACAGGAATAATTGGAATGTATTTACCAGCCCAATCTCCTTCTTCAAGCACTTGCATAGCTGTTACTTTGCACCATTTAATTTGTTTCTTGTAGGTATCTCTACGCTCAATAATGGTAATTCCAGCATCTGCTAATGCTTGTTCGCTAGGCATTTCGTCCTGATAAACACTTGTTCCATCTGACAATAAAACAAGTTTTGTAGGGGTTTTAACTGTATAAAAGTATTCTGCAATTCGAACATCTTCTTTGGTTACCCATTCTGCATCCGAGTCACCAGTTCCCCTACTATTAAAGCCTTGACCATCATCCTTGTCAGGATACATAGCTTTAAAAGTTTTTTTACTAACAACTGTAGTAATTAAGCAACGCTCTGCATCCGATCCATCAGGAAGCTGTGAGTTAGGATCAAAATAGACTGTAAAAGGATTGTCGATTGGTCTGATATAGATTTCCTGTTCAAAGGAATCATCAGAAATGTAGTCAGTTGTTACTCGGAAATAACCCCAACCCATCTTTACTGCGTATTCAACTGCCGTGTCGTATGCTACATCAGCAGAAGATTGATATTCAATATGTCGGCAAACACCACTAAGAATCTCAGCTAGTTTGGCATCTGCTTCATTGTTCATGCCTTGGACTTTAATCCGAGGTCTTTGCTGTCTGATTTGGTTGCAGATTTGACGAACATAGGCATCTACCTTATTAATCGTCAAGCAAGGTCTAGACTCTAAAACTCTACTATTTTGAACATCTACTGGCCATTGATCTCCAGCGCAAAACCTTACATCATCAAGAGCTTCAGCTCGATTGTTAGAGTCGGTATCGTTGCAAAGGTTTAAAAACTTTTTAGCTTCATTGATACGACTATCTTCGCTTGAATCTTGATCTTGATAATCTGCCATATTTATCCCATCCAACTGCCACCTAAGGCATAATTTTGTTTAACTGGTTGCCTTTTCTTAGGCTCATTTACCATTAATCCTATATACCGCCAAGCATCAGCGCCATGTGAATAAATATCATGTAATGGCTTTTGACTAAAACTGCCATTTACATCAACATCATAGCGATAATGTCTTAAACAGTTTAAACCTTCTTCTGTATTTTTTCTATCAAAATAACATCTTGGGAATATTGTTCTTGCAGCATTAATTGAGTCTGTAATTGGAACTCGGTCAAGCATTTGAACTTTCATTCCTGTAGCTCTTACTATTTCTTCAATGGATTTTCCTGTTCCCAATGATTTTGCAGCAGCATCATGGGGTAGCCAAATAGTGTCATAAACATAACCAAAAGTCTGCATAAGGCTTAAATAATGCTGAATAGTCTTTTGATTATCCTCAAAATATCTTATAACTCTAATCTCAAAGCCAATAAATTGGATAATCCAAGCTGCCGTATTATCAGCCCAACCAAGGTCAAAAATTATATGACAGGGCTTGGATGGATCGTAAGGTACATTGGTAATTCTACCTTCCAATTCTGCCATTTCCATTTCTTTACCAAAAATAGCTCCATTAACTGTATTTCTTGTGCCACCTTCCCATACATTGTTATAAGCCGATAAATCCCTTGCTTTAAGGGATAATCGTTCTAAATTAAGCACTTCAGGAAACCAAGGGTTATCATTCCAATTAACTTTTACCACCACAGAGCTTTCAGGAGGGCTTTCAACAAAGCGTTTCCAAGTCTCATCAGTGGGTAACTCAGGGTTAAAACTTACCCAAATCTCAGAATCTTGCCTACGAATTGTAGGAATAAGCACATTCCAACTATTAGCCGATACAGCTTGGGCTTCCTCTACCCAAGCAATATTTATACCTTCAATGGATTTTATGTTGTTAGTATTATTTTTAATGCCAGCAAAGATAAATTCTGTGCCATTTATTCCTTTAATTGAATTTTGGGTAATCTCATAAAAAGATTCCATATCTAACGCATATATTTGATCCGATAATAGTTTATGTACCGAATCCTTAATACTGGTCTGAAATTCCCTAGCACATAGGATTCGCATAGGTTGTTTAGTGCCTTTAGCCAATAAAGCCCTAGCAAAGCACCAAGACTTTGCCCCACCTCGACCACCATAAAATATGCGATACCTAATCTTTTCAGGTTGAAAAAGTGCCTCAAATTTCTTAGGAAACCTTATCCTAGAAATTGCATCCTTAATTTCCTGTTCTAGTTCCATCAGGCTCTACAAAGGTTATCTCCACACCTTTAAGCAATGGCATACCTTCTGCCCCAGTTAATTCTTGTTTAACAGTTTCAGACCATTTCATTTGGCTTTTTGTCCACCAAATCATAGCTGTGGTATCACCAGCCATAGCTTTTTGAAACAATCCACGACCAACTTGAGCATTAGCTTTGCCTTTGCCTTTTAATAGCTCATTGGCAAAATGCCTTCTTAGCGTGGATGGGCTTATTCCATCCCTAATCATTATGGCTATTTGCTCAAACGGAATACCATAGCCACTTAAAATCTCAACTTGAGCTTGTTCTTGTTCTGTAGGTATAAATGGATCTCTGCCAGCGTCATCTCTAGCACCGCCCCATTTCCCTTTTTTTAGGTTATCTTTTTCAAGTTCCATTTTTTAGCATTTCCTTTAATTCTTCGCTTTTTACTTCATTTTTTACTTGTTTTAACTTAATTTCGTACTTAGTTTCAGCAATCTTATCCCAATCCAGTTCCTTTTTGCGGATAAGCTGTGTATCAAACTTCTTCCATTGATCTTTAATTCTGTGCTGTGGTCTATCAAATCTTCTGTAAATATCCACCACTCCAGGCCATAGCCGTTCCAATGACCTAGCCATTTTTAATCTACCATCACCTTTGTACAAAACGGCAGCATTACCGCCTTTCATGGTCATAGTAGCCATTTTGTCTATTAAAAATGCATTAAACAGGACTGTGCACAACCCGCCACTAAGGACTTGTAAACATAAATCAGTATCCTCGTTATATCTACCTCTCCAACGATAATCTAGGTCATTCTTAATACATAAACAACTATAAACATGCACATTAAGATTAAATGGTGGCTTTTTACCTACTGCAAAAAATGTGTAATTTAGCCCTGCAATAGCTATATTTTCATACCTATTAATAAAATCCTCACAAGATTTTAAAGCTATGTTTGCATTACAACGAAGTCTTTTGCCTTTATATAGCCTACGAACCATTCCAATATTGTCATCAAAAATCCAATGGTGGGTGTGACCAGCTTTTTTGGAGTGCTCCCAAACCCAATTTCTAGCAGGAATTCCACCTAAACCAAGGTCTTGAAAAGGTAAAACTAGTATTCTTTCAGCACCATATATGTCGGCATAAAGCTGTTTTTCAGGTGGCTCAACAACAATTTTAAAATCAACTTTATCTTCTATAAAAAATCTAGCTGTTAAACAACAGTCATGCCTACCTTTAGAAATAATGTAAATTGGATATTTAGGCTTCATACTTTACGGATGAAACATCTTCTTTTTCTCTAGGTGGCCACCAGCAAGACCAAGTTGTGCCACCCTCCTTACCCATCTTTAATTTAGATAAATTGGCAAATACTTCTCTATCTTCTTCGTTTCTAAACTGAATGATGACCTTAATTGGATCTTGTTTTGGCTCATAGTCAGGCATTCCTACCCATTCTGCAGCTTCATTAATATTGGCTATTTCTTTTCCATGTCTAGTAATCATTACTAGATTAGCAAGCATCATTTCGTCA